ACCAGCTCCAGAAGTAAACGCATCCCTAACCTTTTCCACTATGGGTATCATATCTTCTGTTGCAGAGTTTATCTTTTCTTGAATTCTAGCGTGCGATTCTAGAGTGTTCAACAACTTTCGGTTTTCATTGTTTCGTTCTATAGCTGCTGCTCGATCTTTTTCTGATAGTTGAGCTATTTGTTCCCTTGTTAAAAGATTCTCTCGTGCAGTTGCTACATCTTGTGCACTTACTTTTTGACCCAAAGCAAGTTGCTTGACAAACTCCTTTGCCTCACCGTTAGTATCTCTTAAATCCTCTAAAATTTTCTTTTGAAGATCCTTTCCTTGGACGGCATAATCAGCAGCAGCACTGGTTATTTCTGCCCATCCTTGAGCACCGTTCTGCAGAGCACCAGCTAAATCTATACCAAAAGTTTTACTGGTATCACCCAATTCTTTCAGAGCATCATCTGCTCTATCTATTTTGTCTGATAATTTCTCTAGAGCTTCGGTTTTTTTATCAAACAATTCTATGGCTTTAGCAGCGGCTTTAAGGGCAGGGTTAAGTTCGAGTATTTTTTTCGATAATTCTGTGAATCTTTGTGAGCCGCGCCTCGCCGACTCCAATAAAACGTTTAATCTATCATTCTGTTTTTGTAAAGCATCTAGATCGTCTTGTAACTGCTTTCTTCTGTCATCTACAGGCATGGTTTACCCCCGCATTTTCAGTATTCTAGCTATTTCTGCTTGTTCTTCGGGGCTTTTCTTTGCAATCCGTCTTGCAGTTTCTTTTTCAACCTTACTCATATACCTGTCCAAGTCTTTGTACATGGACAGTAAACCGGGATCGTCGATTGCTCGTTTTGGTTTTTTATCCCTCACTGCACTAACAGCAAGATATACTGCAACATTTTTTGCTAAGTTTGTTAAGAATCCTTCGTCTAGTTTTTTCTTAGACATAATGAGCTCCTGTATAATTGAAACGTAATATTACATTTATAAATATGGAGTAGGTAGGTTATCTCGTTCGTTTCTTAGTAGCCTTATCCATTCGTTTCTTCTCTTCTTCCTTAGCCTCTACTAGCTTATCCATATAGAAACGTCTAAGTTGGATTGGCATCTCATAAAGATCCCCAAACGAAAATGCGCCTTCGCTGTAGTAAGCCATATCGAATATTGACTTGTGAACTTGGGGACGAAGTCCAGGATCTACTGGGAAGGCCAGAAGAAATTTACTGATATAGGAACATCAGCAATGGATTGTTCTCCACAAGAAGGACAAGAGTGCATAAAATCTAGATCTACATCTGGTTGAATACTATCGTAGTATACTCTATATGCTCTAGAATCTACTGCGAAAAATTCATTCTGTATAAAGTTATTTATGAATGATTTGTCCTTATTACCATCAACAGATATTATTTGATAACGAAGTCTAGTTGTTATTTCGGGTGTAACGTTGTTAACGTGTTTCGAAACTGCTTCTATATCCTTTGTTATCGCTACTTCATCTCCTTGAGTTAACAGCTTAAAGACTATCTTTCTCTGAGAGTTTGGTAATTCGTATTCGAACTCGTTCTCACGATTGTATATCTTGTCGTCAATCTCTTTGTATCCAATACTGGTTAGATCAAATTCACAATCTTTCTCAACATTACCACACTTCGGACATGTAACGTCAGATTTGTACTGCTTACCATATCCAAATATTCTAGCGTTTACCATAATTGCGTTCTTATCACCAACTAGTATATCATTAAAGTTAACGTCTGAGACCACTAGTGATTTCAACAGTTCATCAATTACCACACCCTTTCTAATTAGGTTGGCAGAAGAAAGTATGTCCTCTTCTCTAGCTGTCATGTATTTTAGCTCTACAGTTCCACCACTAAGTGGATGCCCTTCTGGATACAATAATCCCTTACTTGGAAGATCTACTATTTCAGTAGGAAACTTCGGTGTTTCAGGAGCACCAGGTTGCCCCGCTGTATTTTGTTTAGTTTCTGGCATTATAACTCCTTTACGTATAGCATTTATTATATATATGTATCACAAAACGTTTTGCGCATAAATTAGCAAACTAGAATGCCACAACTTGATATGCTAATTTAAAGCAAAATTAGAACTGTAGTATAGCGTAATCGTATCTAAGTGTTAATTCTATTTCTACTGGATCAGTTGTAGACCAATCTAGAGTACCGAAGTTTGCACCTTCAATGTATGTACCTACTAATTGCCATTCTTCAACTATGTCACCAACAGGACCTAAAACGTTAAATGTGACGTTTTTCTTGTAAAAATCTGAGTATCCGTTTCTACCAGTTACAGACTCGTGTGATAATCTCACCCATTCCATAACAGCTTGTGCAGCTGAAGGTACAACTGGATCGTATAGTGTTATTGTTAATGTCTGCCACTCACCTTTTCCTTTGACATAACGCTTGACGTTTATATGGTCTAATGTTACAGTTTCAAACTGAATTTCGGGTCTTGCAGCAGCTTTGATTGTGTATGCAGGAATTCCTTCAATGTACATAATGAATCTATTCTGAACCTTAGGTTCAAACTGCGTAAACATTACGTCATTTGGATCAATCAACTGTGGCATTCTATTTCTCCTAATAAAAAAGCTTTGCTATATTCTGTTATAAATATCGTCGAACTTAAAAAACCACAAAAGAAAAAGGCCCAGAAAAACTGAGCCTTAATCTTATTTTTTCGTTATCCGTTAACTTGGAAACGATGCTCCAGTCGGCTGTACGACAAAATCAAGAACAATAAATTCTACAGCTCTTGCAGGCTGTAAGAAGATTTGTCCGACTAATTGATTTCTATCGATAACGTCTGGTGTGTTATTAGAATCGTCCATTACAACTCTAAACGCTGTTAGACCCTGTGCAGCTTGAACTGAATCAAGATACGGATTAACAATGTTTAAGAAACGATTTCTAGTAGCTACAGTATTGTTTTCGAATACTAAGTAACGTGAACTACTAGCAATGAACTTCTTAAGTCTAATTAACAACCTACGAACGTTAATTCTATCCAACGCCGAAGGCTTTGCTTGTAGTGTTTTCTGTCCGAAAACAACAACGCCTTGACCTGGGAATGAAGCAATTGGGTTAACTCTATCTTCGTAAAGAAGGTCACGCTCTGCGTGGGTTAATCTTGTTTTTGCTTCTAAAACGTTTCGTAATCCGCCACGATTCAAACCTGCTGGTGCAAACCATTCATGAGCTACAGCATCGTTTCTAGAGTAAACCCCTGGAATTACCACTGAAGGTGGTACCCATGTTGGTAAGTTTACACTATCATCGAGTATCTTAACCCATGGATAGTAAACAGCAGCGTAGTTAGTATCTTTGGATGCCACTGCATCAGTAGCAGCAGATATACCTTCACTCCAAGTTGTTGGATCATATACGTAGAATGCATCACCTCTACTTTCTACCATAGCAATACCTCTATTGATAGGGTTCGGGTGAAGAGTAAAGATCAAACCTGGTGTTGATAGCATATTAATATCAAATTCATCCTGGTTACTAACTGCGTTTATAGCACGTTTGTACGCAACTGATCCACTAGCACTTGATGTAGAACAATCAAATCCCTGTTGGTTAGTTGCTGTTATGTCTGTACCAGTATTTTTCTTAATCGCTGGGTTAGCACCGTCAAAACCACCTTGAAATGGTACCATGAACTTGTGCTGAGCAACGTTAGATGTTCCCAATGCGAGTGAAGATGCACTTGTAGCAAACGTTGATGATCCACCAAAATCAGCAGCAGACGCATCTGCGTGTCCTGTTTGGTCGTTTAAACTAAAAGTAACGTTTAGATCTGCAGTACCGTTAGCTGGCAATGGTGCCAAGTACTGTTGATTTGTTGTATCTTCGAAGTTAAAGCCATAAAATACGCTTGTATCGAATTCACTAGTTGTACTATTAGTTTGAGAAGTAACAAATGAAGCACTTGCTACTGTAACGTTTGCACTACCACTATTGATAGGTGATACTACCTTACCAAATCCAAATGGTACTTGAGTGCCTGGAAGACCGTTTTTAACGTTATCGTAGTCTGAAACATATATGTACTTGGATCTATTTGGCCAGTCTCCATTATAGGTTAACTTACCGTTTGCATCTATAGTAACATATCTGTCACCAATCTTCCTAGCAATATAGTTTGCAGAAGTTGGATCTAAGTTACAGTTATCAAACTGTTCAACGATAACATCGTCTGATTGCTTGTATGTTAATTGGTCCATTTCTCTAACTTGTACAGAAAATGTTCCAAAATCAGAACCAGCAACATCAGATGCCTGTTTAACGTTTAAAATACCAATCTTATATTTTCCATGTGTATCAATTTCACCATGAGATCTAAGCTTAATCTTAAATAGATTGTTAGTAGCTCCATCGATCTTTTGTGAAGTGATATAAGGTGTACACGCATTCTCATAATCTTTTTGTAAATCTATGGCAAATATAGAAGAACTAACAGCACTACCTGTGTTATTTCCAACCTGCGCCATGGATGATTTAAAAGATTTATATAAATAGAATGGTGAGTCTACACCTCCTGCTTTAGTCGATTGTGGGTTCGAACTAAAGACGTTTTCTATGAACTTTGCGTTAGTTGAATCAAACGAGGCACTGACTGAAAAACTTCCTGAACTGACTACAAAGTTTTCCCATGTACCTGGTGTAGTTAAGCCTGAAAACCCACCTGGTGGGGTTGCATTTGTTGCACTTGGTGCTAATACAGCTAAAAGCATTCTTTGATAATTAGAAGCTGCTGATGCACTATTCTGTGGCATAACACTTAAGCCAACTACATTTTCGTTATATCCACCTAACCCAAGAACACGGACAATTGTGACTGTTCCAGCACTTCTAAGATATTCTCTTACAGTGAATGGAACATAAAAGTCTTGACTAAGACCTCCAAACATTTCTTCAAACTCTTGGAAATTGCTAACAGATGTTGGAACAAAA